AAGATATTCCCACTTTACACCTTTTTCTCCTAGTTTGTCAACTATTGAATTTTCAATAGATTCCACATTATCCTCTGCCAGAACCTCAAATTCTGCGTGATATTGATAAGCGTTGATTTTTACTAGAAATTTCTTCATCACATACCTTTATTTTGTAATTGTGGCGGAACAATGTCCCGCCACAAAAATATTTATTGATTACGTCGCGTTTGATGCAAAGGCACCTCTAGGATCAGAGAATCCGAAAACGTATCTCTCTCTAGCTTTGTACCTTACATTGCCTGTATCAAAGTCACCTTCCATCTTAGTTGCGATAGGTGTTCTTTCAAAATGTTTAAGACCATTTGGTACATCAGTTTTAACGAACCATTTTTTAGTTGCACTTAAGTAGTGGTTAACAGCGTATCCTTCCGGAACCATTCCCATACTTCTTATTGCATTGATATCGTTATCTGCAGTACCTGTCTGTCCTTGAGATTTCATCAATCTCTCAGCAGTAAATTGAAGCGCCGAAGGAATTATCATTTTAGTTCCTTGTGCTGCAATTTTAAGGCCTCTTTCATCAGTGAACGCTGCGATGTCGATCAACGCTTGTTCTAATGATGTTTCATTAAGTTCAGCTGCTGTTGTTAACTCGTTTGCAAACGAACCTGATAGTGTAGGGTGGTCAGTAGCAAAAAGCTCCTTACCATCTCCACCAGCATAACTCGAATCAAATCCGTTATTTAAAACAGCTGCGCCTTTGATATTTTTAGTGCTTGCCATAGATCTTGCTAACGCTTTTGTATATCTAGACGCTAGTCTGTCATACAAGTTATCTTCGATAGCTTCTTCTGTGATTGCAAACGCTAATGCGATTGTTTCATTTGTGTAACGAGCCGTGAAAGTTTCTTGAGCATCATCAAATGTTACTCCTTGACCTTCAGGTTTAACTGCCGCATTCGCGAAACCAGATAACATTACTTCCTCTTCGAAAGCTCTGTCAGATGATTCTGAATCGAATATTTCAGTCCACTCGTTAGCGTATTGTTTATACTCTAGTCCAAATAGTGCATTTAGACCAGGCTCTAGTTCTTTAACTAGTTGTGCTCTTGATATTGCCATAGTTATATACTCCTATTTAGCTATTAGTTATACAACGCAGAATTTTTCGCCGCAATAACGACAAAGTTACAGCCAGCGGCTGTTTGGTCTTTATTTTCGGGATCATTCGCGTTTCTTACGACAGTATACATTGCTGTTGTTGCCGCAGAACCAACATCTAACGTAGTGATCGATTGACCATCTTTGTTATCTGTTGCTGTGTAGTTGTTAGTATTAAAGCCTTGCATTGGGTTAACTCCAAGAAGAGTGTCTGCCAAAGCGGCATCAGCTTTTACAACGTATTCCTGTTGAGGATTATCATTGATGAAAGCTAATATGTCAGTGGAACCAGTATTATAGTCCGTTGACGTTGCTTGTGATGCTACTACATTATTTGAGAATGTAGGTTTTCCATTAGAGTCAATAAAAAATGCTCCGTTGAAAACACCTATTAGAAGAGCAGAACTTGCTGTTGTCCAGCTTGTTCCACCTAATCCACCATCATCTGTAGTAGTAAAAGAAGCATCCTGTACCATTCCAGCGTCGCCCGCCGTTGATCCACCATCGTTGAATGACATTGGATCACCTTTGTTTGATGCTACGCCTGGTGCAGTTTGGATTTTGTATTCAGATTGTCCTGAAGTCGCTGGAGTATTACCAACGTTCATTACCATTCTTAAACCAAATCCAGTTGTACTTGCATTTGCCATAGTAGTTTCCTTTTTTGTACCTGCCCCGAAGGGCCTCCAGTACGGTTTATATTAATTCGTTGGTTTAGGAATTACTAAAAAATTAGCTTTTCTTTGTACCACCGAAGGTTACACGAGTATCGGCCTCTTTCGAGAACCTCATACTTGGGTGCTGTTCCTTCATAAGATTGTTATTAACTGCTTCTTCTTTGTTTTGAGTTTGCTTTTTATAGTACTCATCAATTTGAAGCGCAATCTCTTCTGGTATCCTAGCCAGCAGTAGGCCACCTACTCCGATCATTCCTGCGTATCTACCTTCGCTCATCGATGGAAAGTCTTGATCAGGATATTCATCAGCTCTCACTAATTCATAACCCTCTCTAAGATTTCGAGCAATATTGGACGTATCTTGATGTCCTAATATTTCTGCTCTTATCCATTGATGTCTAAAGCCTTTTGGCGCAGGCGGTGCATCAAGAGAAGTGGGTGGAGTCCAAACTTTTTTAGCTTCTGTTTTAGCTCTAGTCTGACTCGCACGTGAAGTTTTCATTTTATCTTTATCCATATGCCTATACTCCTTCCGTGATATTTAATTGTTTCGCATATTCCTCAAGTGGCACACCTAATCTTTTAGCAATTGCTACCTGTGATTGTGTGAGTTTCACAGTTTTTTTGCGTCCTGTTGAAGCCGAACGTCTGGCTGAAGCTACATTCTGAGTAGGTTTTACTCTTTCTGTAGAACTGCCTTCTATCTTATCAAATTTATGCGGGAATTCAAGTCTTATTCTTTTATCAACTTCTGCATAATATTCTCTGCTTTGAGGGTCATAACCTTCTACTTCTACAAGCTTTTTATGTATATCAAAAGCCGTATAGGTCATAGCCGAATCATTACCAAACCAATCATTACGAGCAGCCCAGTCTTCAGCTTGAGGATCACTCCGCTGTGGGGCCATTGTTCGTTGAGGTGTAATATTTACGTCTCTTTCTCGTGCCTTTGGTTTGTTCTCATTTGCAACTTTAAGAGAGTTTAGCCTTGCTTCATCCATTGTTAAAGCTGCAATTTGTTTCTGTGCAGAAACTTGAGCTTCAACATCTTGAGATTCAATAGCATTTTTAAGCGCTAATTGGGCTGCTGCCATACTAGTCTTAACTCTATTTTCAAATTCTGAAACGTAAGAATTATCTATTTTAGATAATCTAGCTTCCATTTCATTATTTTTACCGTGAACGGCTTGCGCATATGCAACAGCTTCTTCTCGCTGTCTTTCTGCTTCTCTCATTTTACGAGTTAATTTAGCGATACGTTTTTGAACGCCTTCGCTATATTCTTTTAACTCATCTTTCTCTTCTTTTTTTTCTTCCTTCTGTGGTTCTACCTTTTCTGGAGCAGATTCCACCTGTTCTACTTCAATCTTCTCTTCCTTAGGTGCTTCAACTTTTTCTGGTTCACCTTTATCATCTAAATTAATTTCAGTTGGCTTTTGATCAGCCTCTCCTACATCAATTAAATTATCTACTTTTTGTGCTTCTTCTGGCATAGTTCCTTCCTATGTTTATATGTAATGAAGAACTGATTCAGGATCCTTAATGGTCCCTAACACTTCATCATCATTTATTATTCGCACTTCTCCACCTTCAATTGGTAATCTTGAACCAGCATATCTGGCAAACATTACCCAATCTCCTAATTTACACCAAGGTTTTTCAAATTTAGTTTTGTCCTTGTATGCTAAATCTCCCATTTTTAAAACATAACCACACGTTGTTGCAATTCTTGCTTTATCTAATTGTTCTTGGGAAAATAAAATTCCACCTTTAGTTTTTTCTTTAGGTGTAAATGGTAATAACAAAATTCTATAACCAGATGGTTCTGGTAATTGATCTGTTACTTCTTTAATATTGTCGGGATCTAATCTTTTTACGTGAGAATCTTCTTCTCTATATTTTTGTTGAAGGGCGTTCCGGTGTTTTGGAATTTCCTCCTTTTTTAATGTTGATAACGTTTCCGTCATTGTGCTCCTTATCTTCGTTTAGCAGGTTAGAGATTTCCTGTGCTATAATTTGATAGGCTTGTGCCTGTCCTAGTAAATACTTGTATTTCTCCATATTGTCAACCCCACCCCCGATCATTGAATCACCGATCTGTTGTAAAGTTGCGTTTATTCTTTTTTTAAGTTTATAAATTATTTCTACATCATCCATTATTTACATCCACTTTTTTTATTCTTTTTTTTAGGTTTAGAACCGTATTTAGCGGTCCATTTTTTTGCAATTTTAGGATGGTTTTTCCAGAGATACTTTCTCTGCTTCTCAGATTTAAACGGCATTGTTAATTATCTAACTTCTTTGCCGAATCCTCTTTTAGCACAGCCTCTAGATTTTACTCTTCCACCTTTTTTGTAACCTCTATTAAGTTCACTATGTATTCTACCAATTTCGTCTCTTCGGTTTCTGTTAGAACGTTCCGCTTCGACTCTACCTAGTTCTTCTAATAGATTAGTTCTGCCTCTGCCAGCCATAATTTATCCTTTTCTTTTTTTAGCCATTTTTTTAAAAGTTTTAGCTAAGTTATATCTTTTAGATCCTGGAGGACAAGATTTGCTACCAAATTTTTTACCTGTGCAAACTCCTTTAGTTCCTCTTCGTTTAATAGACGCATCTACTTTTTGAATCCAATCGCCATCTTTAGCTGCTACTCTTCCACCACCTCTTAAAGCAACACCCATACCTCTGCCGTTTTTAACCACACCACCACCTCTGTATACATTTTGTTTAGTCTTCCAAGGTGTAGCTGATCGTGAGTTAAAATATTCAGGCATTATCTATTTATCTTTCCAGATTTTTTAGCTTTAGAACCCCATTTACCATAAGACTCATCTCTTGAATCTTTCAGTTGTTTCTTAGTTCTTTTCTTTCTGATTCTCATTGCGATAGATTCATCTTTTCTATCTTTGTAGCCTTGTTTTTTAACACTGCCACCTTTTTTCATTCCAGATTCTCCGTATGGAAATCTGACATTTGATCTTACTCCGTTTTGTCTCATATTTTTCTCCTAAGTAACTTTATTATAACTTATCTTATTAGACAAGTCTATTTTTTTCCATTCCTAAAAATTTGTGTTCCCTTTATACCAAAAATGCTGGCGCAAACAAGAATCCATAAATTTGTAAACCATTGGGGAAGAGCTTGGAAATGCTCAAAAAACACTTTTATCTTCTCCATAGCCGCCGGATCGTCCGACCAGACCCCATATGCGAGCACCAAAATGGGCAACGTGAGAATCGCTAAAACGACCTCGTCCTTATAATCTGATTGACGGGCCTCTAAAAGTTTGCCCTGGTAAGCTTCCTCGCCTCGGGCCATTTTTTCTGCGTGCATCAATTGTGCATCAGACATTGCCATCTTAGTCTTTTGACGATTGGAATAAATTTTACTTCCAGCCTGCAACGCTATTTTTGCTAAACTGAACCACGCCATTTTAGTACCAAGTAGCTTTAACTG